ATTGTATTTTTCGAAGTGATATATTTCAGATTCGTACCACGTATATAATCCGTCCGATCTTGCGTTATCGGCGTCTAATACTTTTTCTCCTGTGATCTTATCAAAAACAGGTTGAGTGGTATGTGCACAAATATCAAACCTCTTTAAATAACTCAATACAGTTTGTTTTTTTTCAAGAGGTTTTTCCGATATATAATTTTTTAATTCAGACTGCGTCAACTCGTCAATATCTTTAATAAACGGAAATAAGATTTTCATGCTGTTCACCGCCTCACTTTGAATAATTCCATCGCTCCGCTTTTTCTTTTTCCTACATAATATTTACCATCGGGATATACATATAGCATTTTATTAGGAGCTTGCACCGATACGCCTAATTGCTCAGCTAGTAATTCTGCAAAGCATTTAACTCCTTCACTTTTACGTCCTGTTTCACATGCCAATAGCCTGACACAGGGATCTAAGCCTTTCGTTCTGCATAGAGAAATAAATTCCTTATAATCTTTTCTACCTTTGATAATTGCAGATAATGTATACGCATCAATGTATGCCCTTTTATCGCCATCAGGATAATCTTGCCTGAAGAACTCTATCGAATACGGAGTACCGTGCGAACACACATCGTATACCCCTTCAATCTTAGGTGTATTCTGTAAATATGACATAGCCCTATTTTCAGCCGTATCGTATGAAAAGACTGGCTTATCTACTGCTTGCCCCCTGCTGATGATTTCCTTTCGTTCATCTCGAGACAATTTATCGTAAAGAGCTTTTGCACTACCGTCAACAGTATCAACTGTTTTATTTATTATACCACTTTTCTCAGCTTTTGCAAGCTGTTTTTCGTGATATGACTGCCATTTTTCGGTATATTCTGACCACTGCTCAGCGCGGCCGCGGTACATCTTTTTGTTGTCAGGATCAAGGGCGTATTTGGAGAGGCGCCTGTTCATTTTCTCCATGCGCCTGCCGTATGCCGCCCTCTGTTCGGCGCGCTCGATCTCGGTGAGATCTTCCTGCGCCTTTTTCGGGAGCACCTCCCGATCGGGCGGTGTGCTGATCCCCTCGATATACAGGGATGAGCTGTCCTTACAACGCGGATGGAACAGTCCCGCCTTCATCGCGTCACTGAGCAGAGGGTATTTGCCGCCGTGATCGGACGGCTTGCCGCCGGCATAGACGTCATCGATGAACACCATGCCGACAAAATCCGCGCACCGTCCGCACGCGCCGTGACGTCGGTTAATGATCACGGTGGAGATCCCCCACTCCTGCATCTTTGCGCCCTCGCCGCGCAGATAAGCGCGCTTGTTGGCGGTACGGATCGCCATCTCGGCGTAATCGTGCAGCGTATGCCGCGCGCCGTTGCTGTATTCCACACATTGTAATCCTGCGCTGAGCATGTCCTTTGTCGCCATATCGACCGCCTGCTCGTAGGTAGCGGCGCCGGAATTCATAAAGGTCTGGGCGCCGAAGATCGCCTTTCGGTAAGCGTCGTTGGAGCGTCGCAGGACGGCGAACTCGACGCGGCTGAGATCGTCGGTCGTCGATCTGACCAGGGCATTCATCTTGCGCTCATTGAGCTTAAAGAACGACGCCTGCATCGTCGAGGAAGGGCGGCTCGGAGTGAATCCCTTTTGAATCGCCTTGAGGATCTTCTGCTCCTGCCGATATCCTGCGTCGTCGGCGGTGCTTCTCAGCATCTCGCTGACGCGGTCGTTCAGCTCGGCAAACTCTGTGGAAAACTTCTCTTGATTATTGCGGCGGTATTCCTCCAGCGCCTCGAGCTGTTTTGCCTGCCACTGTTCCCAGTTATAACCCTCGGCGGTCTCCTCCGCGCGGTGATGCTTGAAATTCCGCATCATAGAATCGATCAGGTAGTTCTCAATCCTCTCAAACGCACTGGAGAGATCATACTCCGCCGACATCAGGCGTCACCGTCGATATTGACGGCAGGCGGATCACCCATCGTGACGATCCCATGCTCTTCCTTGATGCGGCGGACTTCCTTTTTCTTCCATTCGTCGTCCTTGCTGTCGCCGTACAGCTCATCGACAGCCGCCTCGGTCGACATGATGCCGCCCGTCTTGCCCTTGGATACGGTCTCGACCTGGCTCTCAAAGCTCGGGTTCGCGTACTCGCCGAAGTTGACCTTGACCGTCGGCTTCTCGACATGCTGACTATGCCAGATCTGACCGGCGCATACGGCGGCGATCACCAACTCGGGCAGAACGTCGCTGAGCAGTTCGATGATATTGCCGCGCGTATACAATGTTACCTTCTCCTTCTCGCGCTGGGCGTCGGCATTGTCGAGCTTCTTGACGTCAATGCCGAGCGTCGACGGGCTGATGATACCCTGCAGCGCGAGATCGAGAGCGGTGATATAGGTCGAGAGGTAGCTCTCGTGTGGGATCCGCGCCTGTTCGGTCGTGATCTTGTTGTTACCTTTCTCAGTCATATCCTGTGCCACTTCGATGAAGCGGTTATCAAAGGAATTCGGCTTGATCAGCTTGCCGTTATCCGGATCACGAGGGATCAGATTCTCAGGGATATACTCCTTTGTCCGCCCCGCTCTGAGCGCGTCCATCCACTGGCTCCATGCTTCATCCAGCGCGTCGAAGGCGTCGGACTTGCCCTCGTACAGGCTCTCGCCTCTGCCCTCGTAGCTCTCCGATTCACCGTAGATGACCGGAACCGCCAGCATCACGCTCTTATCAAACCCGACGCCCTGCCCGTCGACCCATTTGGTCTGAGGGATGAAGCCGGCAGGGATTGGCTCGTCGCTATCATTATACAGCTCATAGAGGATATAGCCGAAGCCGTACCGCTCCTTGAAGGTGTATTTTCTGTTGTTATGGGTGTAGGTCGTCAAGAATACGACCTCGATGATCCTGCCGCGGCTGCGAACGAACTCCACATTCTCGCCGGACACATACTCGATGATCGGCACATCGCCGCTGAGCGTCCGGTCAAAGCTCACCTTGAAGGCGCCGTCGCCGACGATCAGGATCTTCTTGAGGAATCTTTTCAACAGCTTCTTGAATTTGTTATCTTCAGCGATCTTCTCCCACTGCTCCGCGGCGGTCGGCTCGGTGATCTCCAGACCGTTGTAGTCGTGCAGGATGATACTGCCGAATGTCTTGACGATCAGCTTCGGGATCCCCGTATGGAGCTTATGGATCTCCATACCCTTCGTCGACGACGCCTTCCAGAACAGCGTCGGGCTGACGTCGAGCTGACGGTAAAAGTCAGACAGCTCCCAGCTGTCACCGCGGTACCACAGCTTGTTGCGTGCGATATTGCCGTAGAAATCCAGCCGCTGCTGCAGTACGATCTGATGATTGGCGGCAGGCTCGATATGTAAAAAGTTCCTGATTTTGTTTCTCAAAAAATCACCCAGTCTCATTTGACATCACTTCCGATTTTTACTTGATGCGGGATCCACGCATACTGTGAAGAGTTGATACAGTGATCGTTCTTATCCTCCGGCTCGTTGTCCTTATCATCTTTCCAGGAGTAACGGTTCAATTCCCCGATCGTCTCGGTGCAGTGATCGAGGATAAAATAGCACTGTCTCTTGAACCATCCGCTTTGCAGCTGGATGCGGTCGACGATCTTCAACTGCTTCCATGCGGGATTGAAAAGGTAAATGCTGCCGTGATTGCGCACATATTTGGAGAACTCCTTCAGCGTCGCCTGATCGGCGTTATCGATGAAGGTGTTACGGGCAAAGCCCCACTCCTGTCGGTTGCGCTCCAAAAAATCGATGAAGTTCACGACGGTATCGGACGGCGCGATCGTCAAGTGTAGTTCCGCGTTATCGTATACCTTCTCATCGAGCTGGATCCACTTGCCGCGATTGGTACAGCCGTGGAACGTCATCGCGATGGTATCCTTGGTCTTGTCGCTGTACGCGGTATCCAGACCGGCAGAGAACAGAATAAACTGTTCCTCGCCCTTCTTATTTGTCAGGAATTGCCGCGCCCACTCCGCGGATCTGACGTGCAGCTTATAGTCGAAGTTACGGAACACGAGCCCGGTCGCCCTGCCGCGCAGACCCTGCACCTTGTTCTTGTGGATCTTCGTCCCCTCGGGCGTATTGCTCAGAACGCGGTCAAGCTCGGACTTTTTCAAACCGAGATTGTCCTTGAAGGAGAAGAACCAATGCACCCAACCGTCCTTCGGCTCCTCGGTCAGCTCGTCGAGGATCTCCTGCGGCGTATCGTGCCGCCAACTTTCAAGCGGTCGGGCATGGTTGATATATTCGTGGTAGATCGGCAGATTCGGATCATCGGGGTTCAAGGTCGCCATCATATAGTCGGCGCGCATGCTCGCCTCTCGGACAAACTCGATATTTGCCGTGTTGATCTCGTCGATATACAAACAGCCGTACTGTCCGCCCAGCGCCTTCTTCCACTTCGTCTTGTCACCGTAACCCATGACGTACACAATCTTGGTGACGCCCGGGGCAGATGTAAAGACGATATGCGGGATCTTGTCGGAGCTGGTACCGTTGCCGTTGTACCTGACCAGGGATCCGAAATCATCAAGGATCCCGAGATCCTTCTGAATGATATTCTTCTCAGCGGTACCGGTGTCGTTGGCGGCAATGATATGCAGCTTCTTCGGCGACTGCGCGACCTTCAACATGAATTTGAAGATACCGACGGTCGTCTTGCCCGCCATCGTCGTTCCCTCGAGGAACTCGACAGGCGCATCACAACGGAGAAAATCTTTGTATTTCTTCGATAGGATCAGCTTATTCGGCACTGTCCTCGCCCTTCAACTGATCTAACACGTCGGATAAGGCTGACATATCGGCTTTTACAGTGCCGTCCAGCTCGACCTTATCTTTGAACAGCCCCAGATGCTTACCGAGCAGTTCGAGCGCTTTCAGCTTATCGGCGAGCTTGACCTCTCGCTCGACGCCGTCCTCGCCGAAGGTCTTGACCTTGACCGACTGGATCGCCGCCATGTCGTCCTCTGATATCTTATCCATCAATATTGCTGTATCGAAATCTACAACCTCACCGGCATTGACAAAGGCGATTTTAGCGAGCTCACGGACAACGCGGTCGGCATTGACTCCCGTGCGGCGTGAGCGCTCGGCGATTGCCTTGTCAATAGCTTCCTGAATGTTGGGTTTTGTCAGGTTTTCACATCCGATATCCCTTGCGGTCAGCGGAGAGTATCCGGCTCTGATTGCCGCCTGAGTGGCGTTCAAATCGATCAAATACTCTTCCACAAATCTCTTTTGTTTCTTTGTCACTCAGGTTCACCTCTTTTATATAAAAAAGCGCAAAGAGATCCGAACATGATCGCCGGATCGCTTTGCGTCAAGGACAAAAATATGAACGTTTTTCATAGCTCCTTGCTATGACAATTATAATGATATCATATGGAATCGGGACATCGGGACAAATTTACAAGAAATAGAAAAAGACTTGAAGCACTGACCTTGCTTGCAAGCCTTTTTCCGTATACGCTGCGCAGTGTGACAGCACAACAGCAGGAGAGGCAGATCACAGGCAAAATGTAAAGATTTTTTGTCATGATATTCGCTGTTATGCTGATTATCATTATATCGGATGAAGGCGGGACAAAAGGACAACTTACCATTCATATCGGTAACACCGCTTTTTGATACTCTCAACCGTATCCATTCGCTCTCCCGTGATCTGAGCGATGCGGCGCCATGTGTATCGTCTTACCAGAAATAAATAGATACAGTTTTCTTCATCCACATCACGGGAAAGACGGCTCAGTGCCGCGTCTCGCCGCGCTGTAAGCGCTTCGATCTGATCCTCGACGTTCGCGATCTCCGAGATAACTGCACCTAACTTATCGGTATCGTTATGAGATCCCGGCATTTCCGATAAAGAAGGGGTGACATTGAAGACGTCGGAATTCAAACATTCGAGTTTTCTCAATAAGTGTGAGATCCGACTGTTCAGCTTCTTCATCTCACGAAGGTTCACTTGCGCTTCACTTCCTTGAATATCTCCGGATTGTCCGTGATGACCTGGAACAATCCCTTTGAAATCTGCTCCACCAGCCTTTCCTCATCGGACACGCTGACGATGTTCGGGCAGTAATTCTCGATGATACCGTGCATCAGCTCGTGTAGGAATACGACAGACTGATAGGCTTCGGTTCCTTCACGCACGACTTTGATCTTCTGTTCAAAGAAGCTGTGTGTTCCATCAACAACACTGCTGCCGTTGACAAAGCTCTTCTCCTCACGCTCAACTGTATAAACACAGCCGGCAATCTTTACTGTATCGGGAATATGTATCTGTATCATGCTTACCTCACTTTCTACGAAAGGTTGAATTCCGCTTATCTTTGATGATTTTGATGACGGCATAGACGACGAGAGCGGCAAGCTCGCCCAGCACCGTCGCGATCACGCCGCACCAGAACGGCGGTATGGTAAAGGTCATTCGGTTTCCTCCTTCCTTTCCCACTCTGCTTTTACTCGATTATCTTCAAATACAATACGATGCGGAGCGACTTCTTCAATAGAGCCGTCCTCAAATTCTACGGTTCCAAGGGTGTATTTGACTTGTCCTGCCGGAGCACCGCCTATCATCGGGCTTGCTTCCACAACATTGCAGAATTCATGCCAACGATGAAACAATGCTCTGTGTCCGTTTACGGTACATCTCCTGTACTCGCTCTGTGAGAATGTAACTAAACCATCTAAAGCTGACACTATTTTTCCTCCTTCTGTTTTCTGTATAATCTCACGATTCTATTAATGTTCTTCACTTGGATTCGTAATCGTTTACTGTATTGCGAGCAGTGATATAGACGAGGACGGTATATCTTTGCCCATGCCAATGCAGCTTTTGTTTCAGCCAACGATTCTAAAAACGGAAAGAACGACTCTTTCAAAATACTCATTGCATGGTTGACAAAATCAGACAACGCTGAAACTATACTGTTGATCGATTCAGCAAGTGCATCAATCTGATCCTGCGAAAGCTCAGAAAAGTGAAAGTCATTTTGAGCGGCAATCTCACGCGTTTGCAGAGGTTCACGCAATCGCAGTTCGAAATCGTTTTTATCAGGTTTGTTCATGGTCACTCCTCCGCTTCTAAAATAGTCGGTTCGTTTTCAACAATCCGAATATACATACCGATACCACAATTAACACAATCATGATTTTTTCGACACCGTTCACCACGTAGTCCTTCGGCATATCTATGCCCTTAATCATCAGGTTCATTGTTATCCTCCGTTTCTTCATCGCCGTACAAAGATTGACACGCTTTGTAATTTGGAAAGAGAA